AGAAAGCCCCGCAAGCGGCAGGGCAGCGCAGTCGCTTGGAACCCCCAAACAACTGCCTCTATTATACCACAGCGTGTTTTGGAGAGCGGGAACCTCCTGTTAGCCCTGCGGCAGACCCCACTGGGGGGCGGGGAGGCGTTTTGGCCGGGCAGCTTGGCAGCGACGCGATAACACTGTTTGTCTCCAATATTTATAAATACCACCCCTAGATGTAAAATATTAGACACAAAAAATTTTTTGTAAAATTTTTGACAAAGCATGTCAAAAAAATCCCCGGAGAGGAGGTTCCGGGGATTAAAGGTGCCTAAGTAAACGGCACTACAACGAAGGAGCTTGCAGTATACTACCACTTGCGGGTATCGTAAACCCCATTCGCTATATAGCGCGGAGTAAAATGTTTGACCACCTTGTAACGGCAAGCGACGCTGATTTCGTGCCGGAAATTTTGGCCGCCGCTGGCGCTTTCACGCCTGATAGTAAAATTGCGCCCCATGAAATCATCGACGGCAAAGTGAAAACAGCCGAATGGTTACAAGAACTTGGCATCGATGATGACGAAGCTCTTGACGAAGCCGAAAAGAAAAGCGCGCAGCAAGCATTCGCCGCGCTCACCACGCCACTTGACGTCGAAGATCAGAAGAAAGCCTTGACAAACGTCGCAGTGCCGGGGGCTGTGAAGCATTTGGTAGGCATGCTGACCGCCTATGATTGGGCTTTTGTTGAGCAGGCCAAGGAGCTTAGAGGCTATTGCATTGCACAACTGCTTGAAGAATCGAAGCACCCCGATGCAAAAATAAGACTCAAAGCCGTTGAGTTGCTTGGTAAGGTCACAGAGGTAGCGCTCTTTACCGAACGCGTCGAGCTGAAGAAAACAGAGCTGTCTGACTCGGAGTTGCAGGCTGAAATTGACAAGCGCATGGGTAAATACATGCACTTGATGAAGGTTGTTGACGGCGAAACGCTTGACAACGAGCCCCCTCTAACAGAAACAGTGCCCCAAACCGATGACAGCCCCGCAGAGTCGTGAAGAGGGGGAAGCGCTGTTAAGCCTTCTGGACGAGCGAATCAAGCGTCTGGAGGTGAAAGCGTCCCAAAACGATTTGTTGGAGTTTGCCAAGAAGGTCTATCCTAACTACAGCGTCGGCGCGCACCACCGCCACATGGCTCGTATTTTCAAAGAGGTAGCACTTGGCAAGAAAAAGCGGGTAATAATCAACATCGCCCCGCGCCACGGCAAGTCCGAGCTGACATCGTTTCTTTTGCCGGCTTGGTATCTGGGGTTGCACCCGGATCACCAGATAATTATGGCCACGCACACCGCGTCGCTGTCCGAAGATTTTGGCGGCCGGGTAAGAAACTTGATTGCTTCTCCTGAGTACGCGTCAATATTTACAAAAACCAAATTGGCGGACGACAAAAAGGGCGCGGGTAGCTGGGCGACGCAGGCAGGTGGTAAGTATTACGCGGTTGGTGTGGGCGGTGCGCTGGCTGGGCGGGGTGCTAATCTGCTTGTAATCGACGATCCGCACTCGGAACAGGACTTGAAGAGCGGCAGCAAGCTGCCGTTTGAGCAGGCTTGGAATTGGTATCAAACCGGCCCGCGCCAGCGTTTGATGTGGGGCGGGGCCATCATTGTTGTGATGACCCGGTGGGGTGAGATTGATCTTACGTCCAAGCTGGTGAACTACCAGACCAAGAATCCCGACGCCGATCAGTGGGAAGTGGTTGAGTTTCCGGCTATTTTGCCCTCGGGCAAGGCGCTGTGGCCCGAGAAGTGGCCGATCGAGGAGTTGGAGAAAACCAAAGCAACCATCGACCCGCGCTTCTGGAACGCGCAGTACATGCAGCAGCCGACGGCAGATGTGGCGGCGCTTATCAAGCGAGAGATGTGGCGCGTGTGGCCGGAAGAAGACCCGCCGCCGTGTGAATACGTGATACAGTCATGGGATACGGCGCACGATACCAAAACTTCGTCAGACTATTCCGCCTGCACAACGTGGGGGGTTTGGTACAACGAAGAGGAAAACAATCGCCCAAGCTTGGTTTTGCTTGATGCTTTCAAAGATCGGATGGAGTTTCCGGAATTGAAGCAGGTTGCCTTTGACCATTGGAAATCGTGGAACCCAGACGCGTTCATCGTTGAAAAGAAAGCGGCGGGCGGCCCGTTGATTCAAGAACTGCGCTCGATGGGTATACCTGTGCAGGAGTTTTCTCCCAGCCGGGGTAATGATAAAACTGTCCGGGTAAATGCAGTAAGCGACATGTTTAGTAGTGGGCTGGTTTGGGCACCAGACACGCGATGGGCTCGGGATGTAATTGAAGAGTTGGCAGCCTTCCCGGTGGGGGAGCATGACGACTATGTTGACACGACGACACAGGCTCTGCTGCGCTTCCGGCAAGGTGGGTTTATTCGTACCGATCTTGATGAAAAAGATGAGCCGCAGTTCTTCAAGCGGCGTAGACAGGCTGGATACTACTAGGAGTTTACGGAATGGCTAAGTCTCTTGTAAACGAAAAGGCTTTGCGGGCTGCATACCAGCTGCTCAAGGTGACGACGTTCAAGGACGTAAAGCTGCCGACCGCCAGTAGGGTGACTTTTAGAGCAGCAAAGCTGAAGAAGTATCACGCATTATACGAGTGGCCCGAACACGTAATGACTGTGAATGTAGACACAGAGGCTTTGTCGGACATGCTAAAGATTGTTGCGCACGAAATGATACACATAGCACTAGAGCACAACGCCAAGTGTGATCACGACCACCACGATGAGAATTTCATTGAGATGGCTAATCAGGTCTGCAGAGACTTGAAATGGGACGGCGGCGTTTTGTAAGACAATTTTTTAAGGATAAATCATGGCAATAGACAAAGCACTGTACGAAGCCCCCGCTGGCGTTGAAAAAGCCGCTATAGCGGAGCCGGAAGTTGAAATTGAAATCGTTGACCCGGAGTCGGTATCCATCGGCATAGATGGTGTTGAAATTGAACTTACACCGGGAAAAGAAACTTCGGAAGATTTTGGAGCCAACCTTGTTGAGTATATCGACGCAGGGGAGATGGAGTCCATTGTTTCGCAAGTTGCCGGGGATGTACGCAACGATTTGAATAGCCGCTCGGACTGGGAAAAAATGCTGAAGGAAGGCATCCAGTTGTTAGGGCTTAAATACGAAGAGCGAAGCGAGCCATGGTCGGGTGCGTGCGGTGTATTCCACCCCATGATTACTGAAGCGGTAATTCGTTTTCAAGCAGATACAATAATGGAAACGTTCCCTGCGCCCGGACCAGTCAAAACCAAGATTGTTGGCAAAGTTACGCGCGACAAGGAAGAAGCTGCGACGCGGGTTGCTGATGACCTTAACTGGCAGCTAACTGAAAACATGACGGAGTTTCGCCCCGAGCATGAAAAGATGCTGTGGGGGCTGCCAGCATCTGGCGCTGCATTCAAGAAGGTCTACAAAGACCCGATGTTGGACCGCCAGACTTCTGTTTATGTGGCGGCGGAAGACATCATTTTGCCTTACGGCTCTTCTGATCTTCAGACCGCGCCGCGCATCACCCACCGCATGCGCAAGACCAAGAACGAAGTGGCCATGCTGCAGGCCGACGGGTTTTGGGTTGATAGCGATCTGGGCGAGCCGTCAAGGATGGTGGACGATATTCGCAAGACCAAGGACACAGAAGCTGGCGTGTCCGCTATTAACGACGACCGATACGTGATTGACGAAGTATGCGTAGACCTTGATTTGCCCGGATACGAAGATACCGATAAAGAGGGTAACCCAACCGGTGTTGCGCTACCTTACATCCTGACTTACGTTGTGGGGTCCAATATCCCGTTGTCGCTGCGTCGCAACTGGCGCGAAAACGACAACAACCGCAGGAAGCGTTTGCACTACGTGCAGTATACGTATGTGCCCGGGTTTGGGCCTTACGGGTTCGGTCTCTTTCACCTGATTGGTGGTTACGCCAAGGCGGGTACGTCCATTCTCCGCCAGTTAGTTGATGCAGGTACGCTGTCTAATCTGCCCGGAGGGCTGAAGTCGAGGGGTCTGCGCATCAAAGGGGATGACACGCCGATCGCTCCGGGCGAGTTTAGGGACGTTGATGTGGGTAGCGGAGCCATCCGTGACAACATTCTTCCGCTGCCCTATAAGGAACCGTCGCAGGTGCTGGCTGGGCTGCTGGACAAGATTATCGACGAAGGCCGACGGCTGGCTGCTTCCAGTGATTTAAAAGTTGCGGACATGTCCGCTCAGACCCCGGTTGGCACAACGCTCGCACTGCTGGAGCGGACGCTCAAGCCCCTGACGGCTGTGCAGGCACGGGTCCACTACTCGTTCAAGCAAGAACTGCAGTTGATTGCTGAGATTGTCCGCGAAGATTCTCCTGCTAACAAAGAGTATCCGTATGACGTGGATGCGCCGCAAGGGCGCAAGGCCAAGTACGAAGACTATCGTCATGTGGAAATTATTCCCGTCTCCGACCCCAACGCGGCGACGATGACGCAGCGAATTGTGCAGTACCAAGCCGTTATTCAACTATCCCAGAGCGCCCCGCAGATTTACAACTTGCCGGAACTGCACAGGCAGATGTTGAATGTTTTGGGTATTAAAAATGTGGATAAACTGGTGCCGACGGAAGATGATCTTAAACCGATGGACCCGGTGACGGAAAATCAGAACATCCTGAACGGTAAACCCGTGAAAGCGTTTGCATATCAGGACCACGAAGCACATATTGCGGTCCA